GAGCTTTTCAAATATATTCACAAGCCAACGTTTTAGGATTAAATTCAAACTTAACTTTTAGAGTAAATTCAGAAAATGGAAATACAGTTGATTTTAGAATTAATGTTTATAGATTTACTCAATCCTCTTTTCCTTTAGAAACTAAAGTTTATTGTAATGCTATAACGCCGAATTTAGATATTAACCTAAACGCGCTTTGCCCAGATATTAAGATTAGCGACTTTTTTAGTGGGTTGCTTAAAATGTTCAACTTAACGATTGAGGGAATTACAGCAACTGAATTTAAAATTGAAACGCTCGAAAGTTGGTATTCTAAGGGAACGATTAAGAACATAACACTAAACACAAACGACACTTTCGACGTTAGCAGGGTTAAATTATACAAGCAAATAGATTTCAATTACCAACGAAGCGAAACTATTTTAAACCGTAAATTCTTTGGATTCAATCAAGCTGAATACGGTAACCTTAGAAACGTATTTCAAAATGACGGAAGCGATTTCAAAATTGATTTACCTTTCGAGAATTTATTACAGCAAAAGTTTACAGATGTAAATATTCAAGTTGGTTATTGCGTGGATTCAAACGGCGCACCGATAACACCTAAACCGATGCTACTCTACATGAATGATGCTGAAAATATAACAGCTAATCCAATAGAGTTTTTTGCAGGGGAATTGGGCTTTGTAACTTTAAATACTTATATGCCGTTCGGTCAGGATTTGGAGTATAACCAACAATACTACTCTTTGAATTGGGGTGCTGAAATTTCGAGTTTTTATTTAAACACGATTAGCAATAGTTTATTCGCTACTTATTGGAGCAACTACCTAACGACTTTATACGATTTAAGACAGCGTTTGTATAGCTTTCAAACGATGCTACCAATATCGAAATTAAACGGCTTAAAACTAAACGATAGGTTAGTAATTGAAGATAAACGTTACCTAATAAACGACATTAAACAGAACCTTACAACGGGTTTATGTGATGTTACTTTATTGCAGGATTTCAGAAATATATTACAACCGCTTATTTTCAATATGCCAACTTCGGCGGTATGCTTTGAGGTAATGATTTTTATTCCTAACGATGCGACTTCGTTTGAATTAACGACACCAACGGCAGGGGTAACAATGACACCAAGCACCGGAACGGAAGATAGTTTAGTAACGATTTGTATTCCAATTTCGAGCGAAACAACGATAACAACAGAAAGCGGAATTGATATAACAACGGAAGACGGGGAAACATTAATAACGGAAGATTCAGCAAGTGGGGATATAATTATAACTATCACTTTTGATAATGGACAAACAAACGAAATAATAATAACACGAAATGCTTAGACTACTAATTGAATTACTAAGGATAGACGATTTTAACGGAATTTCAGAAAACATTGATATTGCAAAAGGTCAATACAAATTGAACACTTCCGTTAAAGAAAGTTGGAAACAAGCAAAAAGAAAATACATAGCTAATAATACTTATAATGGCAGAAAAGAAAGTAATTGAAATAGATATTGAAACGAATGTAAGTTCGTTAAAATCGGAGTTAAGACAAGCCCAAGCGGAAGTAGCTTCGTTAAGTGAAAAGTTTGGAGCGACCTCACGTGAAGCGGCGGAAGCGGCTAAAAGAGCGGCGGAATTAAAAGACAGAATTGGTGATGCGAAAGCGTTAACAGATGCGTTCAATCCAGATGCGAAATTCAATGCGTTAAGTTCTTCAATCGGTGGGGTGCTTAATGGATTCCAAGCATACGAGGGGGCTTTGGGTTTAATTGGAGTTGAAAGCGAACAAGTGCAAGCTACGTTGTTGAAAGTTCAAAGCGCAATGGCTTTGTCGCAAGGTTTACAAGGTATTTTTGAGGCAAAGGATTCGTTTACACAATTAGGAGCGGTAATTAAAAACACTTCAATATTTACGGCTGCTTATAACTTTGTAGTTTACGGAACGGTAAAAGCAACGGCAGCTCAAAAAATAGCTCAAGAAATACAAACGGGAGCAACTGTTAAAGCAACAACAGCAACTAAATTAATGCGTTTAGCAATGCTTTCTTTACCTATTGTGGCTATTGTTGCAGGACTTGTGGCTTTAGCAGGCGCAATGGGGGTTTTTGGAGATGAAACAGAAACAGCCGAAGAAAAACAAGCTAAATTAGATAAACAATTAGCGAAGACAAACGATGAAATCGAAAGGCAAAAAAGAGTAAGTGAAAATTCAGCTGAATTTATGAATGCTTTAAATGAAGAGGAATTAATCAACGCTAAAAAAAGGGGTGCAAGTGAAGAAGAATTAACAAAAATTAAAAAAGAGCAACAACAAGAAAGGTTAAAAGATTTAAAAAAAGAATACGACGAAGCAACAAAGTTTATGTTGAAAACGAGTAAAACGTATACAGATACAAAACAAATTGAAGCAGCCGAAGAATTATTTAACCAAGCTTTTAAAAAGTATAATGATTTCAGATTAGAGATTGAAGGAAATACAGCAGACGAACTTTATAATAAAAGAAAAGCTTCTATTGATAAAGCAAACGAATTAAGAAATTCAGAACTTGAAAAAATAAAGGAATATTATAGAAATGCGAAAGCAGAAAATGAAGCACGATTAAGAACGGAACAGCAACAAGAAGAATTTTTAATTAATGAAAAATTTAAAGTTGAAATAGCTTTATTTAAGAAATACGGAAAAGATACAACAGAACTTGAAATTGCACAACTTAACGAGCTTAACGATATTCGTTTAAAGTATCAAAAAGTTGATTATGATAATAAAGAGGCTTTAAGACAAAAAGAATTAGAAGCTATAAAAACAGCTAATAATTTAAAGATTCAACAAGAACAAGAATTTCAATCTAAAATCGAAGAAGTTGACGAAGCTAACTTTCAAAATAAGTTGCAGAAATCAATGACCGAACAAGAATACGAAGTTGAATTAGTTAGGCAAAAATATTTCGCACTTGAAGAACAAGCAAAAGGAAACGCAGAACAATTAGCAATAATTGAACAAGCTAAAGCAAATGAATTAGGAGTTATAAATGATAAATATACTAAAGAAGAAATAGCACGTCAAAACGAACTTAGACAAACTCGTTTACAAATGACAGCAGATGCGTTTAGTGCTATTGGTGATTTAGTAGGAAGTTTTAATACTAAAAATGAAAAAGACGCACGTAAACAATTCGAAGTTCAAAAGGCTTTTAATTTAGCGGCTGCAATTACAAACACAGCGATGGCAGTAACGGGTGCTTTAACAGCTGGTGGAAATCCTATAAAGTTAGCAACGGGTCAACAATTTGTAGAAGCAGGAATTGCAGGAACAGTAGGTTTAGCGAATATTGTAAAAATTGCAAGTGCAAAATTTGGAGGTGGAAATCCTGGGGGTGGAAATAACGACACGCCAAATACTTCAACTTTTACACCCTCTTTTAATGTCGTTGGTAACAGCGGAATTAATCAATTAGCTTCATTACAGCAACAACCCGTTAAAGCGTACATAACAGCAGGCGAAGTGTCAACAGCGTTGAGCCTTGAACGAAATACACTACAAAAAACAACTTTTTAATTATAAGATTATGGAAAGAAAAGTAATTGAAATGGTTATTAACGATTTAGAGGACGAAGTTTTCGCGATTTCAGTCGTTACAAAACCTGCAATTGAGGAAAATTTTATTGCACTTTCAGAACACGAAATCGAGTTGAAAACTATTGACGAAGATAAACGCATTTTAATAGGTGCGGTTTTAGTTCCTGAAAAAGAAATATTAAGAGTCGATGCGAAAAACAACCCTTACTATATTAAGTTTTCAGCTGAAACGATTAAGGTTTCAAGTGAATTGTTTTTGATGCGTTCAAAACAGAACAATGTAACACTTCAACACGCTAAAAAGCTCGAAGATATGTCGGTTGTTGAAAGTTGGATAGTAGAAGATAGCAAGGTCGATAAAAGCGCTTTGTATGGCTTTGAATATCCAAAAGGGACGTGGGTTGCAATGATGAAAGTTAACAACGACGATGTTTGGGAACAAGTGAAAAGCGGTGCGATTAAAGGGTTTTCAATCGAGGGAAAATTTAGCGATAACACGAACCTTTCGGAATTGGATTTATTAGAACAAATTAAGCAATTATTAAAACAAATATAAAATGAAAAATAATTTAATTATCGCTTTGAATGCGATTGAAAAACACGATGTTGAGTTGGCTAATATTGGAGAATACGCAAGAAGTTTAGGGAGTTCAGAAAGTCTAATTATTGAAGCTAATAAAAGTTTAGATTCTGTTAAAAAGTCAGTTGATGCAGGTTTATTTATTTTAAAAGAAGCAAATAAAGAACTTGATAAATCCGCTAAAATGGGAATGGATATAGATAAACAAGCAAAAGATTTAGGAATTGATTTACCAAAAGAATACGTAAAAGCTACCGAAGAATTGAGAGCAATGTATAAAAAAATAGTTGACTTAAATAAAACTTTTACTTCAATTAAATTCTAAAAACACAACAAAAAACAAATATTTAATTATCTAAATATGAAAGAAAAAACAATTTTAAATAAGCTCAAAACACTTTTAGGAATGGAAGTGAAATTGGAGCAAATGAAATTAGCGGACGGAATAACGGTTATTCAGGCGGATTCTTTTGAACCTGAAATGGAAGTAATGATTGTTACAACCGACGAACAAATGATTCCACTACCCGTTGGCGAATACGAATTAGAAGACGGTCGCAAACTTACAGTTGTTGTTGAAGGTATTATCGCAAGCGTTGAAATGGTTGAAGAAGAAACAGAAGAAGAAGTTGTTGTTGAAGAAGTACCCGTTGAAGCGAGTACAGAACCAATTGCACCTGCTAAAGAACCTAAGTCGATTATCGAAACAACAACGAAAGAGGTTAGATTTTCAGCGGAAGAGTTCGACACTTTGAAATGTGAAAACGAAGAGTTAAAAACTAAGTTAGCGGAATTAGAAGTTAAACTTTCAGAGGCTACAATTAAACCGATTACGTTTAACCCTGAGTCGCAAAATAAAGTACAAATTGATTTGTCAAAAGTTGACAAACACACTAGATTGATTTATTCACTAAATAACAAATAAAAAATGGCTACAACATTAACAGTAGATTCAAATTACGCAGGGCAGGTTGCCGGCGAAATTATCGGTAAGGCTTTCAAAGAGTCGGACACTATCAAAAGAAATCTAATCACGGTAATACCGAATATTGATTTCCAAATTTCAATCCGTAAAATCGAATTTACAAACGGTTTGAAAAATTACGCTTGTGGATTCGTGCCAACGGGTGCAGTCGTATTAAGCGAGAAATTGTTGACTCCAAAAAAATTGGATTTACCACTTGAAATCTGTAAAGAAACTTTGCGCCAAACGTGGTCAAGTGCTTCAATGGGATTTTCAGCGCACAACGACGTGATGCCTAAAGACATTGAAACGGCTTTAATCGCTGAGGTTTTAGGTGATGTTTCTGAAGTTACAGAAAGCGACATTTGGACGGGTAACGGTGGAAGTAACGGACACTTTGGAGGGTTTATTCCTTTGTTTACAGCAGATGCAGACGTAATCAAAGCTAATAACGGAATTGTTCCTGCAGAAGCGCCAATCGACAAAGACAACGTTGTTTCTGAATTAGAGAAAGTATTAAACGCGATTCCTGTTGCAGTTCGTAAAAGCGCTGATTTAGTAATCGGAGTATCTGACAACGTTGCTTTAGCTTATACTCAAGCGTTAGTTTCAGCAGGAATTAACAACGGTTTAGGTTCTAACGATTACCAATTGCGTTACGGTCGTTACGTATTAGAAATTATCGGAGGTTTGCCTGATAACACGTTTGTTGCTTACGAAAAGAAAAACTTAAATTTCGGTACTGGTTTGCTTTCAGACCACAACGAGTTAAGAATTAAAGATATGGACACTGTTGATTTAAGTGGAACGGTTCGTTTTAGAATGGTTTACACGGCAGGAGTTCAATACGCTAACTCTAACGAAATTGTTTGGTATTTGTCAACAACAGCAGTAGACTAATAATTAACAAAATTATAAATTTAAGGGTGGTGCAATAAACACCGCCCTTTTTAATACATAAAAATATGAGTTGTTTAATAACAAACGGAAGAAACGAAGTATGTTACGATTCAGTTGGTGGAATTGATGCAATTTACTTCATTAATAGAGGTTCTTATGCGTACCCAACAGATGTAACAATCGATGCAAACGATCAAGTAACAGCGGTAACTGGAGTTACTACTTTATTCAAGTACGAATTGAAAGGGGTTAACTTGTTCGACCAAACGCAAACACCAAGCGCGGATAACGGAACTAATTTTGTTGCTCAAGTGTTAACAGCACAATTGAAACAACAAAACGTTACAATGCACAAAAACTTTAAATTGATGGCTTACGGGCGTCCTTCAGTAGTTGTGAAAAATAGAAACGGTCAGTTCTTTTTTATGGGTATTGAATACGGAGCTACAATGACTGCAGGTTCAATTGTAAACGGTACGCAAATGGGTGATTTTAACGGTTATAATATTACGCTAACGGCTAACGAAAGATTAGCGGCAAACTTTATTGATTGCACAACGGAAGCGGAATTAGTTGCTATTTTTGACGATGCTACAATAGTTACTTCATAGTTTTTTTAGGTTGGTTTATGAAAGGGAGGTTAATAGCCTCCTTTTTCATTTTAGAACAAAATTGAAAGTTTTAATTATACTAATATGCAAGTAGTAACAACAGAGCAACCACAGATTTTAAGATTAATGTTAACAGAACCTATTGATAGGATTCTATTAACAGATGAAAGCGAAAACACTTCTATTTTATATACCGAATTTACAGCTACTAATCAAGGTTATTATTTTAAAATTGAAATTGATTTGAATTTAGTAAACAATAGATTCTATAAAATTGAAGCTAAAATTGGTGAAACTTTAATTTGTTACGATAAACTACTTTGCACCGACGGAACGGATAACAGATATATCCAACGCACCACACAAAATACATTCATTACATTATGAGTAATAATAATAATACTTACGTTCTTAATTTAGCTGAATACGAAGCGCCGAAGATTATCGAGTCGAAACAAAAAGACTGGGTAACATTTGGGGAAAACAATTCGTACTTTAAGTACATAATTGACCGTTACAGAAATTCGGCCACGAACAACGCCGTTATTAATGCAATAACACATTTGATTTACGGACGGGGTTTAAGTGCTTTAGATGCTTCTAAAAAGCCAAACGAATACGCTCAAATGATAGCGATGTTATCTAAAAATGATGTTCGACAAATAGCAACGGATTTCTATATGTTTGGGCAGTGCGCAATTCAAGTTCACTACAACGACAAACACGATACTATTGTTAAAGGTTTTCATATTGCAGTCAATTTATTAGCACCTCAAAAATGCGATGAGGACGGAAATATTAACAACTATTTTTATTCGGATAATTGGGAAAACACACGCGAGTTTGTTCCTAAATTAATTCCTGCTTACGGAACGTCAAAAGAGAAAATCGAAATACTTTATATTCGTCCTTATATGGTCGGAATGAAATATTTTGCAATGCCGTCGTATATTGGTGGGATTGGTTACGCTTTACTTGAAGAGGAAATACAAAATTATCTAATCAACGACACGCAAAACGGATTTAGTGGCACTAAGGTTGTTAATATAATCGGAGAATTTACCGAAGAGCAACAACGATTAAGAAGCGCACAAATACAAGAAAAATTAACGGGAGCGCAAGGTAAAAAAGTAATTGTTTCTTTTAGCGGTTCTAAGGAATTGCAAACGGAAGTTACTGATATACCTTTAAACGATGCGCCAGAACACTATCAATATCTTTCAACGGAGTGTACTGAAAAGATTTTATTAGCGCACAAAGTTGTTAGCGGTTTAATTTTCGGAGTTGCAAAAGCGAGCGGTTTTAGCTCAAATGCAGACGAATTAAAGACGGCAACGGTATTGTTTGACAATATGGTTATTAGACCAATTCAAGACCGTATAATCGAAGCGTTCGACACGATGTTAAGTTTCAATAAGATTAGTTTAAAGTTGTATTTTAAAACTTTACAACCTTTAGAATTTATCGACCTAGAAAACGCACAAACAAACGAACAAGTTGCAGAGAAAACGGGAACGGAATTAAGTGAACAAGTTGATTTAAGTTCGTTTGGAGAAAACGTAAACCCTAATTGGTTGCTAATTGATGAATTTGAAGTTGACTACGATACGGACGAAGCCGAAAACGAGATGTTAAGCAAAGAACCAAAAGTTGAATTAAGCGTAATTAAGCAAATAATCAACTTAATTTCAACGGGCGACCCAAGACCAAACATTACAAGTAAACAAGACAAAACTATTGACGGAATTAAATTCATTACTCGCTATATTTACGCAGGTCAAGACGGAGGAGAAAGTGGAAAAATGCGCCCATTTTGTAGCGAAATGCAAAAACTTGCAAATAATAAAATAGTATATCGAAAAGAAGATATTGTAAAAATGAGTTCTTTAGCTGTTAATCCTGGATTCGGGCCACGCGGAACAAACACATACGATATCTTCCTTTACAAAGGTGGTGCGAATTGCCACCATAGATGGAACAAACAAGTTTATGCGACTTTCGAGGGTACTGCAATTGATGTAACTGATAAAAAAACAACTAAGCAAGTTGCAGTTCGTAAAGCTGAAAAACTTGGTTATGTAGTGAAAAATAATCCATTAGTAAGTACACGCCCAATAGACACACCTACACGCGGTTATTTACCTAAAGAAAACTAAGATGCCAACAGTATTATTAATATCAACAGACGACGTAACCAAGTTTACCACGATGTCGGGAAATATGGACGTTGACAAATTTATTTCTTATATAGACATAGCTCAATCGCTTAGACTTGAAGAATATTTAGGGAGCGATTTATTAGAAGCGTTACAAACGAAGATTGAAAACGAAGATTTGACCGACCAATATGCACACCTTGTAAATAAGTATTGCAAGCCTATTTTGATACATTACGCAATGGTTGAATATTTACCGTTTGGAGCGTTTCAAATTGCTAATAAAGGAATATTCAAACACACTGCAGAAAACAGCGAGAGCGTGAATAAAAACGATGTTGATTTTCTTATTCAAAAAGAACTTGCAACAGCACAAGGATTTGTAAAGCGAATGATTAAATATTTGTGTTTAAATTCAACTTTATTCCCTGAATATACTTATAACAGCAACAAAGATGTAAATCCAAGCCGTCAAACTAACGTGGGCGGCTGGTACTTAAACGAAGGTAATGAAAAAGATTATAGTTGTAGAGGTTGGTACTTGTAAACGTTACAAACCTAAAAAAGAAAACGTTAAGAAATTAGAATTGTTCTTAAAGAAAATAGAAGAAAATGAGTATAAAAATAAGTGAGTTAAGTAGTGGCACAACCTTAGACGGAACGGAAGTTTTACCAATTGTTCAAGACGGCGCAACGGTTAAAATTACAGCTCAAGACGTAGCAGATTTAGCGAGTAGTAGTAGTGCAGTTTGGGGTGGAATTACGGGAGATATTACCGACCAAACCGATTTAGTAACAGCGTTAAACTTAAAAGTTGATGCAGTACCAGGCAAAGGATTAAGCGCAAACGATTTTACGAATACGCTTAAAACTAAACTTGACGGAATACAAGACGGCGCGGAAGTCAATGTTAACGCAGATTGGAACGCAACAAGTGGCGATGCGCAAATATTGAACAAGCCAACTATTCCTGCTACTATTGGCGATATGACTAAAGCTGTTTACGACCCTAACGACACGGGAATTGTTTTAACAGCAAGTAAGGAAATGGTAGCTGTTATTAATAAAACGGGTGCTACAATTACAAAAGGTTCAATCGTATATTTGAAATCAACTTCAGCAAGTGGCACGCACCCTGAAATATTATTAGCAGACGCGGATACGGAAGCGACAAGCTCAAAAACGTTGGGAGCTACTTACGAAGATATTTTAAACGATGCCGTTGGGTACGTGGTAACAAGTGGCGAAGTTGATAATTTAAACACAACAGCGTACAATATTGGTGATAAACTTTGGTTAAGTCAAACGGCGGGACAAGTAACAACAACACCTCCAACGCAACCAGCTCACACAGTTTTTATTGGTACAGTTACACGATCACAAAATACAAATGGTCGTATCTTATATGCTATACAAAACGGTTATGAATTAGGAGAATTACACGATGTATTGTTAACAAGCCCCGCCAACAATGAGGCTTTGGTTTATGAAAGTTCAAGTTTGTTGTGGAAAAATAAACCTATCTTATCAAGTTTAGGTTGGTTTAAAACGGTTGACACTACAAATTCAACACCTGTAACAGTGACAAGTGAAACTTTTTTAAGCGCAACACAATTACCTACATTAGCAAGCGGTTCTTTGTTAAAGATAAATTGTTTAAGACTAACAAAAGGTATTGTTTCAGCAAGTACAATAAAAGGTTATATAAACAACGTTAATAACAATTTGACGGGTGCGGTTCAGATTTTTACAACGGCATCTGCATTTGCTCAAAATAGTAGAATTGGAACTTTAGTAAGAACTTTTAAAATAGTATCTGGAAATATTATTGGTATGTCAAACGCTACTGGGTTGTTTACTGATAACGGTGCTAATAGTAACGCTGTTTTAAATTCAGCATTACCAAGTGGAACTTTATATTTGATAATTACAGCACAAAATAATTTAACAGGTGAATCAACTGTTCAAGAAATATTAGACATCTCTAATTTTTAAGCTATGTATACAATTATAGAAACTACTACAAACAAGGTTTTATTCGCTAAATTTGATAATGAAGTGTTAGAAGGTCAAACAGCTATTGAGCAAATTTGCACACTTGATAACCCTGAATTAAAAGATATTTATTATAATTTTGAAACACAAACTTTTTACTTAAATGAAAACTAAAATAACACTTTTACTACTATCGTTCTTTTCCATTTTAACACCTATAAAACCACTTGTATTGATAGCGGTTGTTTCAATTATATTAGATACTGTTTTCGGTATTTGGAGAAGTTACAAGAAAGGTCAAAAGATACGTTCACGTAGACTTTCACACACGATTTCTAAGAGTCTTTTATATAGCGGTGCGATAGTATTTATATTCTTATTAGAAAAGTTTGTTATAAGCGATATTTTAGGGCATTTTATAGCAATTGATTTAGTATTAACTAAAATGTTTACTTTCTTTTGCGTAGTTACTGAATTGAAATCTATAAATGAAAGTTACGAATCGGTAACTGGTAAGGACGTTTGGAAAGCATTTATAAACTTTGCAAAAAGAAGTAAGGAACAAATTGAAGATTTAAAAGATTAGTAGTATATTTGCGCACTCCATATTGTGTTAATTGTTAAGAAGCCTCAAAGAAATTTGGGGCTTTTTTATGCATTTACCGTTCATAAAGCTATTTTACCGTTCATCACAATCCTAATAAACCAACGTTATAAGTAGTTAAATTTGAGGAAAATTAAACAATATGACACGAACAACAATAACACTAACTTACGATGAAAACAAGTATATGTTTGAAGTATTGAGATTAGTTACCGAGCAACTTAAAGAGGGAATACAACAAGGTAAAATGCAACGTAACGGAATAACAGCAGAATACGAACAAGAAATAATCGTTGATTACGAAAACATTGAAACACGAATTGAAAATAATTGTATGATCATTAAATCCAAAATATGAAACGAACGATTTTAAAACTACAACACGCTGAAAAACCTGATTTGTTTATCGTGGTAAATGGTGGCATAGCTGAAGCGTACGACGTGGCGCAAACTTACAAGGTTAAAAAGTACGTAATGAAAGAGGCAATTCCTGCGAGAATTTGTATCTTTCAAAATGAAAAATGCCCGATAATTAGTGAGCATTTGAACTATTATATTATTTTTCACAATCAACAAGAATTAGCAGTTACTTCAACACAAATCGAGATACTATGAGCCGTAAACTTACACCCAACGAAAAGCTAATAGCAGTCGTTGCAATATTACCCGTAATGGCGGATTTAATGGAAGATATTAAGTTATTCCAACTTTCAAAGAAATACGGAAATCTGTTTATAGACGAAGTTAGAAAAACAGATAATACAATTATTCACGATGCAGAATTAGAAGCGCAATCGCAACAAGTAAACATACAGCGTGCTTTCGTTCAATGGTTGCAAAATGAATTTATAGAGCAGTAACCGTTCATAATTGATATTTACCGTTCATCACAATAGTAGAAAATTAACGGAATAAAGGAAGTAAATTTGAACTCAGGCTCTGGTAAGCCAACCCCTCCGAGTAAAACCTGGGAAGTTTAAAAGCTGTCGAAAGACTGAAACAAGGAGGGGTTTATTTAAGTAACAATTTAAAAACACAATACAATGGAAAAAGGAAAAACAATTTTTGAGCAATTAGATGAAAAAAACATTTGTTATTCAGTGCTTGTAAGTTTAGTTAGTTCTAAATTAGTAAGTGTTGAAGGTGGAAAAAAAGAGTATTCGATAATTATACACCGCAACGATTTAGATAAATTAAAAGGTTATGGATTTTATAACAGCGAAGTTTATAAATACATAATTTACGAACGCGATTTATTAATTCACGAAGTTGCAAGGTTTAAAGAAACAATCGAAAACTTTGTAAAAGTGAAACACGATAAACACGGGCGCGTTTATGAATTAAAAAACAATTCTTTTAAATCAATGTACGAATCTTTAAAACACAATAAATGGAACTAAATTTAGCATCGCTGTTTATTATCGCTGGAATGGCTATAATGATAGCAATTAAAAACCAACGTATTCAGTACCTGAAAGACGAGCGCAATCACTACAAAAGAGTAGCTGAAAAATTAGAGCAAGACATTAACAATTTAACACAAACAAAATGAATCGAGAAAGATACTTTAAACAATTAGTACAAGAACAATCGGATAAAATCAAAGAACTAGAAGCTGATTATCAAGATGAATTTACTAAAGGAGTTTTGAAAACTAAAGAGATTGAAAAACTAAGGAATATTATTAGATTTATCCAACGTGGAATGGAAGGGAACAAACAATTTTTACAAGTAGTTAACGATTTAAAAGGAGGTATTGAATGAAACAAACAGCAGTAGAATGGTTGGTTGAAAAGCATTTTGGAAGTATAGAAAATTGCAGCCCTAACTTTAGAAAACATATTGAACAAGCCAATAAAATATTTGAAGAGCAGATGTGTAAGTTTGCTTATAAATGTTATAACCACTATAAAGTATATGGTGATTTTAAAATTGAACAATACTACAACGAAACCTTTAAATCAGAATAAAATGGATATACTAAAATTAAATAATGAAAACTCAAATGTTTGTACCTTATGTGGTTCGCATAGAGTTGAAGAAGCTGATAAGATAAATAATCATTGTTTAGATTGTGGTGATATAATACCAAAATACAAATTATTTATTTCAAAAAGACTTGACAAAATAGAGTTTGATTTTGATAAAGGAAATTTTTACATAAACAATAATGAAGCAAAACAATTAATTGAATTTTTACAACAAAAAATAAAAGACAAATGATAGAAGATGTATGTTTAACTGTGTTTGCAGTCAGTTGGTTAATTTTTATTTATAAACTAATAACAAGAAAAGAATGAAAAACGAAGAAAAAGCAAAATTTATAGCTGAACAATGTAAACCTTGTAGTAAGGATTTTTACAGCGGTATTTACCAAGGAGTATTATTAGCTCTAAATGCAGAAGAACAACAATTAAATAAATCTTTAGCATTTTGCAAATTATTTGTTGATATGTGTGAAGGTGGTATGCCACACGATAGAGATTTAAAAAATCAAGCCATTGAAGTAATTAACAATTCTAATTTAGATTAAAATGAAAGCAACGGAATTAAGAATTGGAAACTATATTCTTTATAAAATAGTTGACCGAACCGATGAAAGAAATGAATGGTTTTCTCTTGATACAATAGATGCTACTGATTTGCAAATTTTATCTAAAAAAGATGAAATGAATAAAGACTACCAACCAATACCACTAACAGAAGAATGGTTGTTGAAGTTTGGGTTTAAGAAAGATACTTGGACTAATAATGATTTAATTATTGGTCATTGGTGGAATAATGGTAGCATATTAATTACTGATGATTTTAAATTAGATGGACAAGAAGATATGAAACCATTACAATATGTCCACCAACTTCAAAACCTTTATTTTGCATTAACTAACGAAGAATTAACCTTTAAATCAGAATAGAATGGACAGAGAAGAAATAAAAAATGATATATCCGTAAAAAGCAGATTAGCTGGTATGACAGATGAGCAACTTAAAATAATTGATTTTATAATTGATTATAGTTTTAAAGATAAAGAATATATCTATACCAATGGTACTATATTAGTTCCTTTATTTAGGGTGTTAGATGCTATTGCACAAGGAGGAAAAGAATATCAAGAAAGTTGTTAACCTTTAAATCAGAATAAGATGAACATAGATTTCAGAAAAATACTAATCATAATTTTAGGTTCGCTTTGGTTGTGGTTAATGATTTCAATTCTTTACGGTTGTTCAGCTAATTACCACTTTGGGAAATTCTTAAAGAAAGGCGGAACGATTGACACTACCGAACGAATTGTAAGCGTTGAGAAAGTAATTAAAGTAAACGGCAAAGATTCAATTATATTAGTTGAGATGCCTTTAAATTGTCCCGAAGTACAAATACCACCGACACGTCAAGAAATACGGTTCAAATACAAAATAAAGCGTGATTCAATCGAAACAATTAGATACGTTACTAAATGGAAAACTAAAGAAGTTGTAAAAGTTGCAAAAGTTCAAAACAAATCGAAATGGTGGTTTTGGCTTTTAGTTGGTTTTGGAATTACGCAAGGTTTAAGATTAGCGTGGATTTTAATTCAAAAAAGGTTATGAAAGTCTTAAATTTATACGCTTGTTTAGGAGGCAATAGATACAAGTGGACGGATTGTGAGGTTACAGCCGTTGAACTTGACCCCGAAGCAGCACGATTATACCAAGAGCGATTTCCAAACGATACTGTAATAGTTGCAGATGCACACCAATACTTATTAGACCACTTTAAAGAGTTTGATTTTATATGGAGTTCGCCACCTTGCCCAAGTCATTCGAGGGCCAGGTATTGGAGTAGTTCAAATTATGAAACAACAATAGAACCGATTTACCCGGATTTAAAACTTTATGAAGAAATCTTATTTTTACAGCATTATTATAGAAACGGAAAATTTGTAGTTGAAAATGTAATTCCTTATTATGAGCCTTTAATTAACGCTCAAAAACGTGGACGTCATTTATACTGGACCAACTTTCAGTTACCAAATGATTTAAAAGATAGAAGATTTGCAATAAGTCAAGCTAAAAATGAATTAAAAGGATTATGCGATTTTCACGATTATGACTTTACAAAATACAAAGGTTCACAATCAGTTTTAAAAATGGCACGCAACCTGGTTGACTACGAAGCTGGACTAACAATTTTCAATACAGCACGTGGAATTATTCAAAAGTCAAATACAACTCAAATAGAACTTTTCTAATGAACCTACGCAACCTACTTTACGAATTATTAATAACTTTGATTTTAACTTACATTATTTACTTAATATTTTTGAAATGAAACCAACAATTGAACAAATTATCAAAGCAATGGAAAAAATAGGAGCAACGATATTTCGTGAGCCTAATTCCATTAACCTTTTTGGAGTGCGCACCAACGAAAAAACAGCAGACACTTTCAATGATTGGGGAGGGGCTTTCTATTGGGACGACAAAGGAAAACGACACGATCTAATTATTCCAATTACAACAGATGCTGGAGTCTTTTACAGATTGAAACCAATGAATAAGTTAGGAACTGCTATTGTAGTTCACGATAAACAATATAGGGGTTGTTACCAATTGATGGATAAAGGACATATGGGGCAAAAAGCATTTAGGCAAATTAAACCGATGTTGTATTGGAGGGATAACGATAAGGATGCACAATTAGAATTTCACGGTAAAATTTACGAAGAAATAGCTTTTACTAACTTTCACTATATGGGCAAAGGCAATAAAGTAGGTAATTGGTCAGCAGGTTGTCAAGGTGCATCTTATGGTAATATGAATCGTTTGTTCGCGTTTGTTGAGGTGCAGAAAGGACGTGTTTATTCTTATACTTTGATCCACGAAACGACACTATAAATTCGGAGTTGAAAGCCTGAATTTTGACCGCTTAGAAATAGGCGGTTTTTTTGTATCTTTGCTATAACAGTACCTGTTACGGTTCTCGTTGGAACACCGCACCCGAATAGGTCATTTCACGTAAAGGAAAGCGGAAACGTATAACTTATGACGAACCCCCTTGTAAGACTATTGACGAATAGAAACTGCAAGGGTTTTTTTATGCCCTAAAATTTATTTTCAATTATTTTTAATAAAAAGTACTAATAATTAAAAAATAGTACTTATATTTGTAGACACTTAAACGGTAAACGAAATGAAAACGACTGAAAAAATTTACACTAAATTTGAAAATAAATTTGGTAAAGAGTATGGATTTACAAATTATGTTGACTTTGCTAAATTTTGGTTTAACCTAAATAGACAAGTAGCTAAAAGTTTGTTTCCTCACAACTTCAATGAATTGAATAAATGCGCTTGTAATTCAAGAGAAGCCCGTAAACCTTTAATTTTATCGTAATGTTTAACTTATTCAAACACAAGCATATATTCCAAGACAGAGCAGTTAATAGTTTTGGAATTGCTACGTATCGAGTGTGTTTAAAATGCAGAAAATCATACCAAAGAGTTAATAAACCATTTGAAAATGATAAATGGGAAGAGTGTAATCCTATTGAAAAATTTGATTTACAATTTGATAAAAACAATAAATATATTTTTAAAAATAAGTAACTATGGAAGATTTTATAGAATTAAAAGGAAAAACGTATCCAGATATTACCGTTCATTCAATTGACGAAGAAAAAGAGATTGCTTTTAACACTGGTGATTTCTGTATTTGGTTAACAATTGACGAAATAAAGGAATTAATTGAATTTCTACAAGAGTAAATAAAAGAGAAAGATTGTGATTGTGATTATAGAAAAGTATCCGATAATACAGCTGAATGTAGAAAATGTGGACACGCAATTGATTTAAATTAATAACCGAGCAAATAAAAGACAAATGAAAGAAATGTACAACAAGCTAAAAATAGGAGATTTAGTAATTGAATCGTATAAAACTCATAGTGAAATTATCGAAGTTGATTCACTTGTTTTGCATTATTTAGAAAAATGGAAAGATAATGAGGATAGAAACAAAAAGAAATATAACTTTCTTTTACTTAGAGATTATCACTTGAATAATTGTAGAGAAATTTACCGAGTAGACGAAAATACATTTCAATTTAATCCAAGTTTTAAATTGAAAAAATTTAAAATTGAAGGATGGGAGGAGTACGGATATGGTTTGTTTTTAGGAGATAAATCAATTTGTGTTATTCAACACGTTCACGAATTACAGCATCTTTATACTGCAATTATGAAAGATCATCTAACATTTAATTTTATTAATCAAATCAGTTTAAAAAAATGAAACTTTTTGATGTTCCAGAACAAGAAATACAAAAGCCTACTTCAACTTGTAGAGATTGTGTGTTTCGTCAACGTTGGCAATGCGGAGGTAAAGTAATACAATATTGTGGAGCTAGAAAAAGCAACAGAACTTTTAATAAGTTAAAGAAAATTAAAGTTACTGATGCATCGTGTGACAGATATAGTAAAAAAACAATTTTAAACAAATAACAAATGACAAACAACTCCCGAAACGCAGGACGAAAGCCAGTACCTGACGGAGTGCTAGTAAAAACAACAGTACCAAAGACTAAGGTAAAAAAACTTAAAGATTATTCAAAAGAACTTATTAAAGAATATCACAATGAAACTAGACCCACGACTACAATTTCTTAAAGACCCGTTTCTTTATATTCCTTTATTCTTGTTTTTAGGCGGTTTAGGAATGATTATTAAGAACGAGCAACCGAAAGCTAAAGCAACCACTAAAGAACACGTTACAGCCGTTAAAAGAGACACAACGGAATGTAGGGAAAATAAAGGAAGATTCTTATATAACACGAAATAATATGGAAACAATAAGAGAAAAATTTTTAACCACTTGCACTGGGTGCGATGGTTCAGGAATGTTTGAAGAAGTTTACACGACTTTCGGAAACGAAGTTAAATACCGCGAAGTTGAATGCGGTTGCGAAGACGGTAAGGATTTAGATTTTGCCGAAATAAACAGCGAAATTAAAGCAACTGAAAAGAAAATTTCAACTTGCAAAATGCGTGACGATATTTATAACGAAGTATTAAGAGAACTTTACGACAAACAATTAACCAATTTATTTGCGGATGCCGTTAAACAGTTAATCGAAAACGAACGCGAGTTAGATAGGTTGGAGGAGTATTTAGAACAATTAGAAACAATAGAATAAGTAACAATTAAATCAAATATAAAATGCAAGTAGCAGGAAAATTAATCGTGGTTAATCCCACGCAAGTAGTAAGCGAGAAATTCTCGAAAAGAACGTTTGTAGTTGAAACAGCAGAGCAATATCCACAACAAATCGAGTTTCAATTAACTCAGGATAAGTGCGATTATTTAGACGTGTATAAAGTAGGTGACCAAGTGAATGTTTCTATTAATATTCGTGGGAGGGCTTGGACTAATCCACAAGGCGAAGTAAAGTATTTCAATACGCTTGAAGCGTGGAGACTTGAACGATTAGACGGAAGCGGTGAGAGTATTCAGGACAAAGCACGTGTTGACCAAATTGAAGATGACGGTGACGGACTTCCGTTCTGAAAATTAGTAAAAACTTTCAATTTAGATTATGAAAATAGGACAAAAAATTAAAGCTATTGACCCGTGTACAATGTACGATAGTGGCGAAGATGCTTTGATAGTTGGTAAAATTTACAAAATAGTTGATGTCACTTTGCATACAATTAAGGTTAAAACCGAAATTGATGAAAGTCACACGTTTGACAAAGTAGATTTTAATGAGTTCTTTGAAACCGTTTAAATAGAAATACAACCGTTCATCACAATAACAAGTTTTGAACGGTTCTTTAAAATTAGATTTGTAAAAAATTAACACTTATGGAAACAAAAAACATTTATCAAAAATTACACGAGGCTAAGCTCGAAATTGGAAAAGTAGCAAAGAACGCTAAGAACCCACACTTTAAAAATACTTATGCGGATTTAAACGCTTTAATTGAAGCAGTTGAACCAATACTACTAGATAAAGGTTTAGTGTTGTTACAACCTATTAAAGAGGGTAAAGTGTTCACAATTATAACAAGCATTACTGATTCATTTAGTATTGAAAGTTATATCGACCTACCAAACAATTTAAACCCTCAGCAATTAGGGAGCGCAGTTACTTATTTCAGACGTTACACACTTCAATCGTTAATGTCGTTACAAGCTGTTGACGACGACGGGCAACACGCTTCGCAACCTGTTAAAGTGCAAAAAACCGAATGCGATGCGCCAACGTTTGAAGCTATTAAACAAGCAATTTTAGACGGTAAACGTACTATTGAACAAGCTAAAGAAAAATTCATATTTACCGGGACGCAATCAATTGAACTTTTAAACCTTAATAAATGAATTTAGCAGATATCGAAAGTTACTGGAATAACAACGGACACTTTAACATTGAATTATATTTGAATTATTTACGAGCAAAAAACAAACAATAATATGGAACACTTAGAACAAGTCGACATTGATCTACAAGCAAAAGAACACGATTACCATAACGCACAACCGAACGTAATTGAGAAAACAACGCAAGGAGTAAATGCAATTATTGAAGCAGTTGAAAATGGAGTAGTAAACCCTTTAGATGCGTTTGCAAGTTTTAACAAATTAGAAAAAATCTTTAAGGAAGCGAAAGTAAAGATTGACGAAATGGCACGTATTGAAGCGGATAAATACGTTGAAAAAACGTTTAAACTCGGAGCAGTTGAATTTACCAAGAAACAAGGCGCAGGACGTTTGAATTACACCGAAGATTTATATTACAGCAACTTACAAGCGAAGTTAAAAGCACGTGAGGAGTTGTTAAAGGTAGCGCAGAAATCAACTATTTACGACGATGAAGGAGTAGAAGTGCCAAAAGTTAGTTTATCTTACAGCAAAGATAGTTTGAGCGTTAAATTTAAGTAACACAAACAAATTAATTGAAGCCTTGCATTAAGTTGCAGGGCTTTTTTTGTGCCAAATGTTGACTTTTTAGGGGTAAAAAAGCAAAGTCAACACCAACTAAACATAAAACTAAATCAATGTTTATAAGGGTTTGACGCTGAAATGTTGACTTATTGAGTTTTTTTCTCCTATACTTATATTATATTTTATATGTTTTTATAGTTTTTACATATTTTTAAAAAAAAATGACAGAAAAAAGTCAATAAGTAAATAAATATAGCTGAAACCTTTATTGCTATTAACTTTTACAATGTTGACTTTATGTTGACTTTATGTTGACTTTAAAAAAAAATGATTAAAAAAGTAAACATTTGCGTTTTATTACAAAACTTTTTATATATTTGTGCATCTGAAATAACGTCAATTACAGAAAAATATTTTTTTAGAAACACAATTAAGTGAAAAACTCTCCTGCCTTTGACGTGGCTAGCTTGATTGTGTTTCTTTTATTTAAAATTACGTCAAATGAAAAAAAAAGAATTTTACATTTTTTTACACGAAATACTTGTAAAAGAAAACAACGAAGAACACCTGCAAAAGTTAAAAACAATGATTCGAGGAAAATGGAGTTTTAATTTTCGTGAAACAACTTGGATTAGTTATTTAAATAACAAGTGTGCTAGAATGGTTGATAATATTTTTATGCTTTCGTGTTACGATGCAGTAAAAAAACTTTGGGACTTTCCAGAAGAAAAAATTGAAGAAGTTTTAAACGATTTAAAAGAATGTAAATTATGAGCCAAAGAGAATTTTTCAACGAAGACCAAAACGGAAAAATATCTTTGAATAATTACGCTTTCAAAATATTTTTAGAGAAACACCAATTTTCAAAACACAGACCAAATGATAACAGCTCTTTTAATCTTATAAAAAAAGACGGCATATTTTTAAAAATTAAAGACGATTGGGAGGTTAAAGATTTTGTTTTAGATTTTATCATTAAAAACAAATTAGGAGAAAAAGCCTACAATTTAATGACTTCAAAAGGTAATATTTTTAAACGTGATTTTCTTTCAATGTTAGAATTAGAAAATTTAAAAATTCTTAAAGACAATAAGGACACCAGTTATTTAATGTACCAAAATGGAGTTTTAGAAATAAACAAAAATGAATATAAACTAAAAGAGTATAAAGAATTTGGGGTTTATGTTTGGGAAGATCAAGTTATAAAAAGAAACTACGTTGATTCAGACCACCACGAATGCGAATATAGAACTTTCATTTGGCTTATTTCAGGTGGTTTTGATTTGCCAGAAAACCCAACAATTGAAGAAAAACATAAATATGAATTAGCAGTTAAACGTTATAATTCTTTTCAATCTGTTATAGGTTACTTATTGCATAGCTATAACGATAATGAAAACAAAGCTATTATCTTAAATGATGAAGCAATAAGCGAAGACCCAAACGGGAGAAGCGGAAAAGGTATTTTTTGGAATGCTTTGAGCCACTTAAAAAAAGTTCAATCATTGAATGGAAAATCTTTTGACTTTAATAGTGCGTTTCCTTATCAGGGAGTTAAAACAGATTGTCAAGTTTTAGTTTGGGACGATGTAAGAAAAAACTTTGATTTCGAAAATTTATTTAGCGTAATTACTGAAGGTATTGAAATAACTTATAAGGGAAAAGATACAATTAAACTTTCGATTAAAGATTCTCCAAAGATTTTAATTACTACAAATTACACAATTAAAGGAAAAGGGGGAAGCCACGAAGATAGAAGATTCGAATTAGAATTAAGTAGCTTTTTTAATTCAAGTTATAAACCAATTGATTATTTTGGACATAAATTATTTACAGATTGGGACGATAAAGAATGGTCAAAATTTGATTCTTATATGGTTCAATGTTTAACAAAATATTTAAATAATGGTTTAGTTCCTTATGAACAAATTTCACTACCATTAAAGAAATTTCAATTGGAGTTAACGACTGAATTATACAATTGTATTTCAGCACTTGAATTAAACGAATGGCACACTTACGAAAAGTTTTTTAATAATTACGTAGATAGTGTAAAACGAAACAGCGCAAAAAGTAAAACGGCAGTAACTCAAGCAATTAAAAAATATTGTAATTTTCACGGATTTACATTTGATGCAACTTCAAACAATATTAAAATAATGATTGTAAGCAACAAACAAGAACCTACAACAAAACAAGAACCGCCCGAAATTTGGGATGAAATAAATAAAACAGTAGGATTATGAGTTCAATAAAACAGATGTTAGCAGAAACGCAGGAAATCGAGAAAGCGTGGAAAAAACTCGATATGAGTTGGATTATGGAAACGCAATATAAACACTCAGGTTACTTCCTAAACGATATTATTATCGAAGTTGAACGTAATTTAATAGCGAAGCAAAAAGAGGATTTGCCAAACGTTAAAGTAATTCAAAGATTTGAGAAAACATTAAACCGTTTACTTTTGATTCAGGAATACTTCAATAAATCGCAAAGTTATATTAGAGATTTGGAGCTACAAAACGAGCAGTTAAAACAGAAATTTGAAACTTATAAAATCAATATAAAATGACTTATAAACTAATTTACGCTAACTTTCAAGTATGGTATTTTCCAAGCCGTCAATTAGCACTTTGGAAAAAGAAGCAACTAATCGCAACTGGTAACTATTCACGTGAATTTAAAATTGAAACGGTATGAAATATTTGAAACTATTAATTTATCCAATTTTAGGCATATTATTTTGGTATGTTGTTTTTCACTTTATAATAAAATACTGGTGATGATTTACACACAAGAACAAATAATAAAAGAACTTGCTATTGGCTATTATTCAGATAATCCAAATATTAAAGAAAAAGATTATAAGCTAATTAAAATAAAAAGTTTTTCAAAAGATTTAATTTTAGCTATGTTTACTATAAATAACGAACTTATGTTGATTAATTATAGTGATGAAGTAGCCAATAAAATATATTCTATTTACAATAAGCAATTTCCTAAATTCAAATGATTTACACCCTTAAAGAATTTATTCAGTACGTTCATATGGTGGACTGCCTAAACACGATCGTTCCTGCTTCAAAAGTTACCTTTAAAAAATACGACCTAGATAAAAAACGTATTGTTAAAAAACGGTTAGTTGAAGTCAGACAAACGGAAAACGGTATTCCTTACGAATTTGTTATTCAGAAAAAAGAAACGGTAAAAATACCGAACGCAAACACGAACGAAATAACGAAACTAATCCTTGATTATTTGCGTTATGTTTACGGCGCAAGTTCTATTCGTAGGATTTCAAGTGAGGGAAAGTATAGACCAGGAGTTGGATTTATTCCAAGTTCAAACAAAGGAATGAGCGACATTGAAGGGATAATTTACGGCAAATTCTTGAGCCTTGAAATCAAAGTTGGTAAAGATTCAATTCGAGAATCACAATTAAAACGTAAAGCCGAAATAGAAAAAGACGGTGGGATTTACTACCTTTGCAAGTGGGTTGACTTCGATCAATTTCAAAGAGAGATACAGCAATTAATACCGATACAATGAAAGGGAATAAAGTAGCGATTATTGACGTTTATAAAAATGGTATTTTTGTAAGGAAATTAGAATCTGTTTGGGCGCATTTACCCGAGTTACAATTAGCTTGTACTTTTGAAATTACTACTAATAAAATGGAATGCAGAAGTAAAATTGATAAACAACTTTTTGATTTTTTAGAACAAGAAATTATTGAGTTTTTAAATAATTAAAGATGCTGAAAATAGGAGATACAATTAAAGACACCGAAGATATCGATTGTTATTTTGTTGGCGAAGTTGTTAAATTAAACAGCTTTAAAGGAGTTGAATATTACAAAGTAATTCAAGTTATTTGGAACGGAGAAGACTACAAAGACGATGATTTAATAGGTCAAATAATAGCGCCCCGTTGGTGGTATATTCAAAAAGTAGAAAATTGAAAGAGCTTAACCAAGTAGCACAACACCACAAAGAATGGGTTAATGTCATTAAGTCATTTGGGGAACGTAACTTCGCTGAAGATTTAGTGCAAGAAACTTATTTAATGCTTTACAAGTGGTCAAGCCCAGATAAATACTTAACTAACGGCAAAGTGAATAAAGGCTACATTTGGTTGTGTTTACGAAATTCGTTTCTTTTATACCAACGTGAAAAAAAGAAAGCGATTAAACTCGATTTAGACGCTATTCAGGAACTAAGCACGAACGAAACAAATATCATTTTCTTTGAAGCTAAAGAAAAAATATATACTTTTATCGTTCAGGAAGTTAACACGTGGAACCCATACGACCAAAAGTTATATCATTTGCACGTGGAAAAGAAAATACCAATGCGCAAAATTTCACGAGGTGCGGATATTTCACTAACTTCGATATACGAAAGTTTAAAGAGTTGTAAGGAACGATTAAGAGTAGCAGTTGGCGAAGAATACGAAGATTTTATTAACGAAGAATTTGAAAGGATATGAGAAAACCACGAACTAAAAAACAACAAGGATTAGGCGACACTATCGAAGCTGGACTTCAAGCCGTTGGAATTGATAAGGTGGCGAAATGGATATTAGGCGAAGATTGTAATTGCAACGAACGTAAAGAGAAACTAAACAAGTTATTTCCTTACAAAAAAGCTAATTGCTTAACCGAAAATCATTACGAATACCTAACTTTGTTCTTTGAACGCAAACGCAATTCAATACTACCTAGCGAGCAGGACGTAATACTAAACATTTACAACACAACTTTTAACACAAACGTTGGAGCAACTCAATGCGTTACTTGTTGGATTGATATGATTGAGGAACTAAAACAAGTGTTTAACGCATACGAAAAATAATGCAGTCTATAAAAGTTAAAATAAGCGAGGTTAAATTAAACCCAAACAACCCACGTCTAATTAAAGACGACAACTTTAAAAAGTTAGTGCAATCGATTAAAGACTTTCCCGAAATGTTGGATATTCGACCGATTGTAGTTAACGCTGATATGGTTATTTTGGGCGGAAATATGCGTTTTAAAGCGTGCAAAGAAGCTGGATTGAAAGAAGTACCGATTATCATTGCTGATAACCTTACTGAAGAACAACAACGCGAGTTTTTGATTAAAGATAACGTTTCAGGTGGCGAATGGGATTTTGAAATTTTAGCGAATGAATGGGACCTTGAGCAGTTGGAAGAGTGGGGATTGGAGGTACCTACTTTTGCAACTGATGTTGATTATTCAGAAAAAAACAAAGAGTTAGATTTGAATGATTTTGAGGACCAGAAATATACTATTAAATTAGAATATTCAGAAGACGATTATAACTTAGTCAAAGAACGATTACAGGAGTTAGGACAAACAGCTGAAAAAATACTTTACGATGCACTTATTTCCTTATAAATGGTATTTAAAAGACGGCTACCCGTCAAAGAATATACAACCAAATAACTATAATGTTTTTGGCACTTTTATTTGTGGTGGCGGTTCAACAATGGGATATAAGTTAGCAGGGTTTAATCACTTAGGTGGCGTTGAAATAGACCCACCGATTGCAGATATTTACAAAACAAATCACAATCCAAAGTATTTATATTTAGAAGATATTAGAAATTTTGTAAAGCGTTCCGATATACCTCAAGAACTTTATAACTTAGATTTATTAGATGGTTCGCCACCTTGTTCTTCATTTAGTATGGCAGGAAATAGAGAAAAGGACTGGGGCAAAAAAAAGGTATTTAAAGAGGGACAAAGTGAACAAGTTTTAGACGATTTGTTTTTTGAATACATTGAACTTGCAAAGAAATTACAGCCTAAAATTGTACTTGCTGAAAACGTAAAAGGATTAATTCAAGGTAACGCTAAATTGTATGTTAAACGTATTTTTAAAGCATTTGATGAAGCAGGTTATAACGTTCAGTTGTTTCTTTTAAACGCGGCTTCAATGGGCGTTCCGCAGAAAAGAGAACGAGTGTTTTTTATTTGCCAAAGAAAAGATTTAAATTTGCCTAAATTGAAACTTGAATTTAATGAAGATGCAATACCTTTAAAAAAAATAACACCATTTACAAAAAACGAAGGTTGGGAATATAAAATTTTTGATAGTCATAATGATTTATATGATATTTGTAAACCTGGTTATTCTTTATCAAGTGTTCATCCAAAAGGTTCTTTTTTTTCAACTTTAAAGGTTAATTCTGATAATGTTTTAAACACCATTACAGCAGATAATGCAGGTAGCAGAATGTTATTTGATAAAGAAAAAAGATACTTAAATAGTCAAGAGTATATTTTGTGTGGTTCTTATCCACTTGACTACAATTTTAAAACCATTGAGCCAAAGTATTTAATTGGAATGAGTGTACCACCTGTAATGACCGCACAAATAGCAAATCAAATTAGATTACAATGGTTAGATAAATTATAATATTATGGCATACGACAAACAAAAGATATTCGACCAAGCAAAGGAAATGATTGTTAAACACAAGTTGTTTTTTGTTGAGGATATTGTGGCTTTTTTACCAATATCAAAACCTACATTTTACGAATATTTTCCAATAGATTCTAACGAAGTTAACGAACTAAAAGGATTGCTTGAAACTAATCGAGTAGAGTTAAAAGTTTCAATGCGTTCAAAGTGGTATAAATCAAACGCTCCTGCTTTGCAAATGGCATTAATGAAATTAATAGCAACGCCCGAGGAATTACGTAAACTTTCAATGCAGTTTGTGGAATCTGAAAACACGAATAAAAACACTAACTTTGATATTAAAGAATTAGTTAGCTTTGATAAACCTCAACCAGAAATTTAAACAATTATTTACAGATAGCAGGTATTTTATTTGCACTGGTGGTCGTGGTTCTTCAAAGTCGTTCAGTATAAATACGTTTATACTTTTACTAACTTACGAACAAGGACACGTAATTTTATTTACTAGATATACCTTAGTTTCGGCGCATATTTCAATCATACCAGAGTTTATTGAAAAGATTGAATTGTTAGGAAAAGAACACGAGTTTTTAATTACAAAAGATGAAATTACCAATTTGGTAACAGGTTCTAAAATTATCTTTAAAGGTATTAAGACTTCGAGCGGTCAACAAACAGCAAATCTTAAATCGTTAGCAGGGGTTACAACGTGGGTACTTGACGAAGCCGAAGAACTTACCGACGAAGATACTTTCGACAAAATAGATTTGTCAATTCGGCATAAGACAAAACAAAACCGAGTTATTTTAATCTTAAACCCAAGCACAAAAGAACACTTTATTTATTCACGTTTCTTTGAGCAACGTGGAGTTAACGAGGGGAGTAATTTAACCAAGTCAGACACTACCTATATACATACCACTTATGAAGATAATATAAGCAATTTATCGGAGTCGTTTATAAATCAAATCGAAAGTATTAAGCGAAACAACCTGCAGAAATTTAACCACGTAATTTTGGGCGGTTGGTTAGATAAAGCTGAGGGGGTAATTTATTCTAATTGGAAAATAGGAGAATACTTACAAACTGATTTGAGTTGTTACGGTCAGGATTTCGGGTTTAGCATAGACCCAACTACTTTAATTCAAGTTTCAATCGATAATAAGCAAAAAATAATTTACGCAAAAGAATTGCTATTTAAGGCGGGTTTAACGACGTCCGATATATTCACACTTAATTCTAAATTGGTTGCGTTAAACGGGCTAATTGTGGCGGATAGTGCAGAACCTCGTTTGATTAGTGAACTTAAAAGTAAAGGTTTAAACATTAAAGGAATTGAAAAGCCAAAAATTACGGATAGGATAGCACTTGTCCAGGATTACGAATTGATAATCGAAGCAAATAGCACTAATCTAATCAAAGAATTAAACAACTATTCGTGGCACGATAAGAAAAGCGAAACACCGATTGATAACTTTAATCACTTACTCGATGCGCTCGGATATGCCGTTTGGGACTTACTTGTAAAGAAAAAAGGGGTTTACGGAATTTTCTAGTGGTACAAAAATCAAAAATTTAATTATACTTATATGAAACTTGAATTAATCGTTCCAACGTCATTAAAAGATATTCCATTAAAGTCTTATCAAACATTTGTAAAGATGCGCGAAACTTCAAACGATGAAGATTTTGTCGCTCAAAAAATGATTGAAATATTTTGCGGTATTGAATTGAAAGACGTTGTTAAAATGCGTTTAACAGATGTTAACGAGTTATTAGTTAGCTTCAATCAAATCTTTAACGAAAAGCCAAAATTTCAGCCTAGATTTAATTTACACGGAATTGAATACGGGTTTATTCCAAAGCTCGAAGATTTAACGCTCGAAGAGTTTACGAACCTAGAACAACTTATGAAATCGTGGGACACTTTCCACATGGCTTTGGCTGTAATGTACCGACCTGTTAAATTAGAGGTTAAAGGGAAATACGAAATTCACGATTACTTCTACTCCGAAGATATGGGGGAAATATTCAAACTTTGCCCTTTAGATATAGCACTTTCGGCACGGGTTTTTTTTTGGAATTTAGCGAAAGAATTGCTAAACGCTATTCCGTCCTTTTTGGAGAGGGAACTGAAGAACAATCCGAGTTTAACGAAAGAACTCAATTCGGAAAACAGTGGGGTTGGTATTCGTTCTATTATGCACTTGCTGGAGGAAAATTTGAGCAAATTGGACTTGTCGGAAAACGAAAACTTACTGAGGCTCTCACGTTCTTAACTTTTGAGAAACAGAAACAACAGATTGAACAAATGGAAATTGAAAGAATGAAATTAAGACACCAACAATGACAAAGTACTACGAATTACTAAACATACTTAAACAAGAAATTGAAGCGACTGGATTAGTTAATACAATCACGCAAGGGGATATTTCGGGCGTTGATATTAACAAAAAGAATTTATATCCTTTAGCACACGTTGTTGTTAATTCAGGTTCTTTTGTTTCAGCAACTATAAACTTTAACGTTACTATTCTTTGTATGGATATTTTAGACGTTACGAAGCTACCAACGACCGACCAATTTAGGGGTAACGACAACGAAATAGATATTCTAAACGCTACCTTAACCACGCTTAACCGAGTGTTTGAAAAGTTTAGACGTGAGTACCAAATATTGGAAATCGGGGACGCTAATTTAACGCCGTTTGTGATGCGCTTTGAAAATGGTTTAGCAGGTTGGGAAATGACTTTCGATGTTACACTTCCAAGTAATATGCCAATATGTTAAGCCCAACCGCAACGGCATTACAGCGCTTTCAACAGCACGTCGTTAGTCAATCTAAACGAAACCTTACAACTAAGAATAAAAACGTTTCTAAGGCGCTTTATAATTCAATTAAAGGTGATGTTAAAGAAAGCCCAAATAGTATTCAGATATTGTTTACTATGTTGGATTACGGCTACTTTCAGGACCGAGGGGTTAAGGGAGTAAAGTCGGGACGTTCGTTAAGTGGTTTTAAGTTTGGAACGGGAAGCGGAAAACAAGGCGGTTTAAGTGATGGGATTTACAAATGGGTAAAAGCTCGCAAAATTCAGTTTAAGGATAGGAAAACGGGACGCTTTTTGTCAAGTCAACAAACGGCAAATTTAATAACACGTTCAATTTGGAATAAAGGTATTAAACCGACTGAATTTTTCTCTAAACCTTTTGAAAGTGCATACAAGAATTTACCTAGTGAGTTAGTTGAAACTTACGGATTAGAAGCTGAAAGATTATTTGACCAAATTATGATACAAAACTTTAAAAGAAAATGATATTCGTTAACCAACCTTATATAATTACCGTTAATGAAAGCGGACAAATTGGAAGTAAAATTGAATTGTTTATTTGGAATCCTGACGAAACAGAACCAACAACACCGACTTATGTTTTTGAAAAGCAAATTGCAAGCGCAACAGATACAGCAAACATTTACAATATAAGTCCTTTTATAGCTGAGTTTATAAATAAAGATTTATTTTTTGCAAGTTCTTTAGCTGAATTAACAACTTTATTTTCAAACGTAAAAGTAAAAAGATATAAAAATATAGCAGGCACTTATACGCTTATAGAAACAATTGAAGATAAAGCAATGTTTGGAGTTAAAAATGGAACTAACGATATTGTTTTTAATTACAAAACTTTATTAAGTGATAATACAACTTACTATTATGAGCAGTTTCCTTTTCAACCTGTTACGTTTCAATTAAACCCTGATACTCCAGGGGTTTGGAAAGTTAGGGTTGTAGATGCTTTTTCAGATTTAGTTTTATTTGAAGAAATAGTTGACGTTGGTAAAATTTATGCTTTAAACGTTCTTGATTATGGAACGAATGTGAAATTTTTATTAATTGTAACAAGTACAATTGTAAGGAGTTTAACTTTTATAAAACAAGACGAATGCGTTTATACTCCTATGCCATTAATTTATCTTAATGATTATGGAACTTATGTTGTAGATACTTTTTTTAAAGCTAATAAACAAGAGTTTAGTATTGAAAATTCAGAATTTAAAAGTTTTCAAATACCAAGCGGTTCTTTTCCTTATAATACCTTAGAGGGAAAACAACGTCAAACATTTAACACAATAGGACGTGAAAAAATTACAATAAATTCGGGGTGGGTTAATGAATCTTTTAAAGATAGCATTAAACAAATTATGATGTCTGAATATATTTATTTATGGAATGGTAGTGTTGCTATTCCAGTAAACATCGACACCAAATCAATCGAAATACAGCAAAACATAAATAACGGCTTAATAAATTATCAATTGACGTTCACGTATTCAAACGATTATAGACGATGAGAGAAGTAGGATTATTCGTAAAGGTTAACGATGCTTATAAGCGTTTGGAATTGTTCAACGATGAAACAATCGAGCTTTCGTCAAGTGTTCAAAACGTTCAGGATATTAGCAAAGTGTTTAGCGATTTTACGCAAGGGTTTACAATTCCTGCAACACCTTACAACGCTTCAATTATAAACTACTTTGAAGAAAGTTCTATAAGTCAAATTTACGATTATCAAATAACCTTTGATGCTTACATCGAAATCGACACGATACCGTTTAGACGTGGGAAACTATCAGTTGATAAAGGGCAAATAAAGAACGGAAATCCGTATTGTTATAACGTTCAGTTTTTCGGACACCTTACTTCGCTGAAAGATACGTTTGGAGAGCTGAAGTTAAGCGATTTAGATTTAACGCCTTATTCGTTTGAATATAGCGGTGCAAATGTAGAGCAAAGAATAATAAATCCTTTTGATATTTACGACGTTCGATTTCCTTTAATTTCAAGCGATAGGGAGTGGGAATACGGAACTGGAACGGCAAACGACATAAGCACGTTAGCAGGGCATTTAAGTTTAGGAGAATTATTACCCGCGATTCGTGTTAACGCTATTTTAGAAGCGATGCAAAACAGATTCGGAATAACTTTCAATTCTGTATTCTTTCAATCAAAGGCTTTCAATCGGTTATTTCTATACTTAAAAAATGCGTCAAACGATGCGATTAGCTTCAACTTTGATGCTGTTACTTTTGATTATTCAGAGGGAAGCACAACAGACGTAACAGTTGATTTAGTTAATAATTCAATAAATTATGTTTATGGAGCTAATGCTTTTACTTATACAACTTTTATAAGTGTTACAAGTGTAACTTCGCCAACTTTAGGTTGGAGTATTCAATGTTTTAACAATGGAGTTTTAGTTAATACAATAAGCGGTTCTGGAACTGGAGCTTTTCAAATATATTCACAAGCCAACGTTTTAGGATTAAATTCAAACTTAACTTTTAGAGTAAATTCAGAAAATGGAAATACAGTTGATTTTAGAATTAATGTTTATAGATTTACTCA